AATGAGCCAAGATTTTTAATTCATTTTCAATGGGGAAATTCTGAAAAAGTATATAGATATGCTCTAGTTGAATCAATGGAAGTACCTGAAATTACCCAAAAAACAAAACAAAAAAAAGATGAAACCAATTTATCTCAAAAGGAAATATGGGAAAATAAATATAAAAAATAAATGGCAAAAAAGGGGACTTTTGGAGTTAATACTTATCGTGAAAGAAGCAAAAAAAAGATTGGTCGGCACAAAAAAAACTTAAATAAGAGTGAAAAACCACATAAAAAATATCGTGGACAGGGTAAGTAAGATAATATAAAATTTCACAGGGGAGATAAATATGATGGAAAAAATTAAAAATGTTATACACGAAGTAGAGCATTATTGGAATGATCACAAAAAAGTTGTTATTGTTTTTGGTATAGTTTTAGTTGTTGCAATAATTATGTAGTTATGATTAAGGCGTATATTATGAAGCATGGTTTTACAGCAATTTTAATTATATTATTGTGTCTTTTAGTATTTTTTGGAGGACCGAAAGTATTTGGAAATACCACACAATCAAATGTATCTGGATCTAACACAGCGATTGAAGGTAATTATACATCAGATTCAACAACTACCTACGAATCAGGCTCTGAATCTACATCAACAACTAATTCTACATCAAACTCTAATATACAATCAGCACCACCATCAGCGTCAGCTCCATCTTATAATGCTATGACACAGGATGTTTGTGCTGTAGGTATTTCTGCAGGACTACAAACATTTGGTTTTGGTCTATCTGGTGGAAAACACGTAATTGATAAAAACTGTGAAAGATTAAAGTTAGCTAGAATATTAGATCAGTTTGGTATGAAGGTAGCAGCAGTTGCTATACTATGTCAGGATGAAAGAGTATTTGAATCTATGATTCAAGCTGGTACTCCTTGTCCTATTGATGGAAAAATTGGTAAAGAAGCTAAAGCACTATGGTCTAAATATGATCACGAAAGACCTGATTATAAAACATATATTAAGCGTATGGATGATAGAGAAAAAATAGAAAAGAAAATAGCTAAAGAAGAAGCTCTTAAAGAAAAGAAAAAAATTGAAGAAGAAGTTAAGATGATAGAAAAATTAAAAAAAGTAGAACTTAAAAATTTAAAGAATGTTAGATAATGCCAAGACCTGTACTAAAATGGATTGTAAGATTAAGAATGTGGTATGCGGATTTAAGAGGTCATCATGGAAAAAAATGGGACTATGAACCTTCAAAATATTATATGAAAAAAAAATGATTTGGTTAATAATATTTATAGGAGTTATGGCTTATGCGATTTATCGTATTAACACTTTTGCTGATGATGTTAACCCTTACAACTTCAGCAGAAGAGACAACAACAAATAATTTACTTAGCCAAAACTTCTCCACAGGCTGGTCTGGTACTGCTACTAGTAGGCATGGCAATAGTACAGTTGCTGCTGTTAATGATACATATATTAAGTCTGATGATATAAGTTTAAAAGACAATGCAAATTTAACTGAAGCACAATTACAAGATGGTTTTACATCAAATCATTCTTTTAAATATTGGCATTGGAATAATTATAATTCTACTGTTACCTCAAAAGTAACAATAACTAAAGCAGATGGTGAAGTAACAACACAAATACGAGCATATAATACTGATGGGTGTGGTTACATTAACTGTGGTAGTTTTCAATCCGGTTCTGATACTTTATCTGTATCTAGGAATACTCAGACAGATTTTGATATTAATGTAAGGTATGATTTTACAGATACTTCTAATAGCTCAAGCCATTATTCAGTAGACTTAAAAGAACCCTCTCTTACAGTTACATACGAATCAGAACCCATAGATCAATCTATTCAAGATGAAATAAATAATATATTTGAAGATTTACAAGAAGAAGTTTTTGAAGATATAGAAGAGTTTTTCTTTACAGAAGAAACCTTTACTTTCAATGAAGAGCCTCAGTTTGAGGTGGAAGTAGAAATGGAAATGGAAACATTTACATTTACAGAGGAATTTATTGAAGAGTTTTTTATAGAAGATGAAGGTATGACATTTGAAGATGGTCCAATGTTTGAATTTGCAGAAACAGAAATGGAGGAAATTTATGAAGAAACAGAAGAGCTTATTGAAACTTTCTTACCGATGGTTTCTGAGGAAGAGGAATTTTCATCTGAAGAATCATTCTCCGAACCAGATGGATCAATATTCATGGAATCAACCGAGACAGAAGAAACATTTGAAGAAGAAGTAATAGAAGAAGAACCAACAGAAATGGTTGAAGAAGAAGTAATGGAAGAAGAATCTACTGAAGTGGTTGAAGAAGAGGTTGTTGAAGAAGAACCTACTGAAATGGTAGAAGCAACTAATGAAGAGGAAAAAGAAGAAATTAAAGAAGAGAAATCTGATAGCGAAACTCCTAATAAATCCGATGTTCAGGCTAAGAAACTTACCAAACAAAAAAAAATACAACAGAAAAAAGCTATCGTCAAAAATCTTGATAAAATAATGGATAAGGTTGATAAAGATATTAAGGATATTGCTAAAAATTTAGTCATCAAGAATATCATAAAACTAGATGCAATGACAAGTGAACAAGCATCACTAGACATATATCAAAATGCAGTATTTTATAAACCAAAAGATATATATTTAGATCAATTAAATATCTTTGATTTTAGACAGATATACCCAAATACTAATCTTGCAAGTTATACCCAAAATGATAGGATAGAAATCAAAGCGAGAAAACTTAATGAATTAAACATTAAAAAGCAAAGGCTTTTATATGAACTGGAGATGTTAAAAAATGGCTGATAAAAAATTTAATATAAAAGACCAACTCGCAGGAATTGCTGCATTGATTGCAGCTATTGTTGCTATAGGTGGAGGCTTTGCAAAGTATGGTGAGCTTACACAAAAAATTAAAGCACTAGAACTAGCAAATAAAAAACAAACTGTAGTAGATACTTCAGGAATTGAAAGTGGTCTTGCGGTTCTTGAAGAAAAAGTATCAGCTTTAGAAAGTGTAGATACTTCTCACACTCATAGTTTTATAGAACATGATCATAAAATTGAACATAATCACACTAAACCTTTAGTTAATGCTAAAGAAATTGAATTACTAAAAGTTCAAATAGAAGAAATTAAAGTAGCTACATCCAATCCACTATCATCACAGTAAAAAATGGTATGGCAAATAAAACCTGGAATAAATCTAAATCTTTATTAATATGTGGTTGGTGTGGTGTTTGTCAAAAAGAAATGTTAAGCAATGAAGGTGGATGGATTGTAAACGCAGAAAAGAAACATTTTTGCCATGATGGAAAAGATGGTAGTTGCTTTGATAAATATGTTATTGAACAAAAGAATGTAGCTGAAGATGCTTCTTATGAGGGTAGTTAAATTAAAACTCCATTATACCATCCCATTAAAAAACAAATTGCAATCATAATTCCAAAAAGTATTAATAATAAATATAACTCTTTCATTTAAGTATTTGTGTTTTTTTTCATTTTAATTGTTCGACCATATCAAATATAGATGATAAACAGGTTGGACAAAAAGCAACTGGAATAATACCAAATTCACCCTTAGTTCCTCCTTCAGCATCTAAATCAAAATCAGTTCTGCACACTGAGCAGATTTCTAATTTCTTTTTTTTCTTTTTCATTTAAGTAATAGTTGCTTTTATTTCCTCAAACTCTTTCCATAAAGTTTGTTCAGGGGACCAAAATCTTTGTTTATTATTTTTCATTTTAATAGAATGTAAAACTGTAGTATGATCCATTTTAAAAATATCACCAATACAAGTTAAAGACATATTAAATTTTTCATATAATAAATTAAATATTATATTTCTAGCTCTACACATGTCTTGTTTGCGAGACCCACTTTCCATAAGTTCTTTTTTATGAACTTGGTAGCGTATGCAAACTTTATTTATAATACTTTCTATAACAAAAGATTTAGGTTTACTAAAACTAAAACCAACAATTTTTCTTTTAGGTTTTTTTGTTTTTTCATTAGTAAATAAAAATGATTTTACTATTCTTCTTTGATAGCCATTTGAAAAACCCAATTTATAAATTTTCTTTTCTCTATTACTTAAACATTCGTATGATGTTTTAATTTCATATATTAATTTATTATTGTTTAATGTTGCTAAATGATCTTCAAATGCTACTGAAACTGTTTTTTGGGTCATAGATATCCTAAAGGTTATTGTTGTTTTTTTCAATTATAAGTTTAATGACTATCTTGTCATTAAAAGTTCTTGTGTCTGCTCTACCTTACCCATCAATCTAATACTGTCTTGATGGTACTTTTTAGCTAGTACCTTTGTCTCCAGAAACTTTTTGTGTTTCAACTCTTGGAGATCCCTGTACTTTTGCAGACGAGTCTTTAACTTGCTCATCCTTCTCCTTTTTCACTTTTATAAAATCAATTTTAATATCATTGACTTTTACTTCTACAAATTCCCCTATGGCTTGTGGATCTGCAGCCTTCTCAGCGGTATCAAAGCTATCAATATGAGTGAAATTAGCCTCGCCAAATTTACGCCTGATATATTTAAACATTTTTATCCTTTTTGTCTAGTGCTTTTTTATGCAGTTCTTTAGCCATTTTTGAGTATATTTCAAGGTCATCATAGCTATCTGCTTTATATTTTTTAGTTGTTCTATATAGTTTAAGAGCCATCATAAGTTGAGCAACTTGATAGGGTTGCATATCATCTTCTAAAATATCATGTAAAATAACATTAAACATGACAGCTAATAATCTAAAGTTTTCTTGATAATCACCATAATCTTTATGACGATCTTCTACAATTTTATTTAATATTTTTTCGTTAATATCTATTGTGTCCATATTGTTTTTTCAATGAGGTGGGGAAAACAACTAAAAGAAAAAAGCCAGAAAGGATTGGCTAAAAAACCCCACCTCAAAGTTAAATATTAATACAAAGTATTAATACTTCCTATTATTATTACCATACGATTGCTGTTTTGCAAAAGGTTTTGGTGCAGGTGTAAAAGCTGGTGCTGAACCACCTCCTGCTGTACCGCTACTTTTTGAGCTTTCGTTTGGCGTTAGTTGCACAGTAATGTTGCCAGTTGGCTCTCCATTCTCTGCGACTTCATCAAAGGCAGCTTGATTATACCAATCATCACCTATTTTTACACCTATTCTCCATTCTTTTCCCGGAGGAGATTTTGGATTAATGGGTGCTACATAGCTTGGATGATTGGGAGCTGACCTTTTGTTATTGGGGGTAAGTTTTATATATATCTTATCCATTTTGTTTTGCTCCTGTTTGTAGTTTAATCTTCCTATTTTCATAATGATTCATTAAATCTTTATATGTTGCAGGATGATTTTTGATTGCATCATTAAATTCACTTTTAAACTCTACATCTTTAAGATATTTTAATCTTGAAAGGTGCATAGCTGAATCAATGTTTCTAATGATTGACTTTACTGAAGTTACCTTTTTTTTAGGATATTTAATTACTTCAGCACTTTTTGTTATCTTTGTTTGTGGTACGTTAAGATCATCTAATTCTTCTTTTGAAGTGATGCTCTCATCCATAATTCCAAAGATAGATAAAGCTCTTGATATAGCAAAGGATTCTGCTAGTTCCATTGCTTTAGGTTTATTGTTCCTAAATACTTTTGCATGACCGGTAGCCAATGTACCTTCAGGATTTACAATTCTTGCTTTACCAATATAGCAATCATCATAAGTCATAATATCTGTGTTAATGCCTAACTCTCCAGCAAATTCTTCTGTAAAAAATTTAAGTTTACTTGTAGCAGTTACAGTAGTTTTCCCATGCTCATTTATGTAAGTTCCTTCCTTTTTACATTTTTCTATTATTTTTTTTATTTTTTCTTTAATGTCCATATTATCCCCATAGTTGTTTGATTGTTTTTAATTGATCTGTACTTAAATCTTTCATCATCCAATGATTAAGATCAGGTTTTTCCACATATTGAGCTGCGATTTTGGGATCGCCATTACTTAGTACAAGTAATTTCTGAATTGTTTTTGCCTTTTTTAACATTTCTTGATAACAATATTCTAAGTGATCATCAAATAAAGCAGGATGTGTATCGTCAAAAATAATAAAATCATTTTCATTCGCATAAAATAAGAATGGAGTTTTACCACTTGCAATTTTATAAAAAGCTACTTGAGTTATATTAACCGGATCAGGTTGTGATGGTAATTTTTGTGTGTAAAATTTTATGTCCCCTCTATAATCTTTTGCGGTAGGTGGTTTAGTTTTACATTCAGCAAAGCACAAATCATTTTCAAAATCTAGTCTACCAGTAATTCCTAAAGCTAAATCTTCAGGCAACATATTTACATATCTTTCACACTTTAATTCATCCTCACCAAAAATATTTTTTACAGCTTTTAAAATATTTTGAGTAGTGTCATGTAATTTATCTTTAATTTGTTCTTTGATTTGTTTATCTCTGTCATCAAAACTTTCTTTAGTATAAATTTTATATTCATGGTTAAATACACTATCATAATCTTTATCTTTAATTTCCTTCCTCTCAGCACCATGAAATATATATTTGCCTATTACTTTTTGAGCCACATTACCGGATAAACTTCCATAACCTAATTTATATCTTTTCTTATCGGATCGTCTTTGTTTTTCAGTACGAGACCAATAATCTACAATGTGCATAGCAATAGATTTATTTCTTGATAACTGAGAGAAAGAAAAATGTTTCAAACCCTCTCCACCTGATAGGGATTGAAGTATTTCTTCTAATTGTTTTTTCATTTATTTCCTTTTTGTTGTTTTGTTCTTTATATATTATTACACCATATTGTCTACTATTATTTGATTATTTTGTTGCTTTAAATAACCGCTATGGTAATAGGTATTCTTCTGCAACAATAGGAGAAAAATATGAAATTAAGGGAATGGATAACTAAAAATAAATATAGTTATTCTCAAACTGCACAAAAATTTGGTATTATAAATATTAATCCTGCTACCAATATTCAAAGGTATGCAAAAGGTGAACGAATACCACATCCAAAAGTAATGAAGAAGATTTTTGATGGTACAAAAAAACAAGTTCAACCCAATGATTTTTATGAAGAATACTGGCAAAGAGAACAAATTTAAATACAAAAGAGTTAAAGTTATTTGGCAAGATATTGTAACAGATGCTTCTTGGTTTAATGGTTTAGAGGATGTTGAAAAATTAACTTTCCAATATTGTGAAGATATAGGTTATCTTTTTTCTAAAGATAATAAAATGGTTAAGATATTTACTTCATTTAATTATGATGGAGATAAACTATCTGTTGGAAATGTAACTGTATATCCTAGATCAGTTGTTAAAAAGATTGAGGTGTTAAAATGACCAATTCCGGTATGTTTGAGGAAATGGGTTGTATAAAGGAATTAAAAAAACAAAAAAAAGAAAATAAAAAACTAACAGATAGTATTGAAGAATTGAAAGCAGATTTAGCAAGAGCTAAAGAGGATCACCAATATGATAATTTAGTTCATCAAAACGAATTAAAATCTTTGAGGAAAAAATAATGGCTAGATGGACTTACTATAAGTCTAATGGTGATTACAATGATTGGCACAGGCAATTTGAAGGTCTAGCAGGAATAGATTTGGATTTTTGTGAAGTGTGTCCCAAGTGTTATGAACCTTTAGCAGTAAAGGAGACTTGTTTTGATAAAAATCAGCAATTTAAAGCTACAACCCTTACAAAAATGGTCGGAGATCGCCTAAAGATACCTGCCTTTTTGATATTCTATACTCCATTGGACAATGACACTATGAAGTTCAGAATTAAGCGTGTGAGTGAGCCTATGACCGAAATTTATGAAATGAAACAAGAGGAATGGTTGGAATATTTATATTCGTTGCAAGAAGAACACAGGAGGTGTTGTAAATATGCAACACAAGTATGATCCTCATATTAGGGTAAAGTTTGCTCTATTTGATGACCCACAGTTTAGATCAATTCCTGAAAACCACAGATCCCACGCCTATCTGGTATTTATATGTTTACTAAAATTTGCTAACTCTAAAACCCTAACTTGCTATCCACGCAAAGCCACCATTGCTGATATGTCAGGTCTATCTAGGACAACGATATATAGAGCTACACTTTGTTTAGAGAAGGCAGGCATTATAAAGAAAAAGAGATTAAAATCAACTTTATTGTATACTATAAACCCTAAGTATATTGTGGGTTATAGACCAGAGGTTTCACAGAGAAACATAGATGTTTCAGAGAGAAACATGAGTGTTTCTGTTAGACCACTATTAGAAGAACTATCATATAGAACTAACATAAATACTAGCATTAACATTTTTATAAAAGGTCTTTCAGGTAGTGGTAGCGATAAAGAACGTATTATAGAAGGATTAGCGAATAAATACCCCACTGAACAACTAAAGAAAGCAATAATTGATAAAGACAACCCATATTTTTGTAAAAAGGCTCTTGAGTTACAAGAGGATAATAATAAAACTTATGTCCCAAAAGATATTGTATTAAAGGCGGTGGATGATGTCCGCAAAAAAACTAATTATTTCTATAAAGATAAGGTAGCTAAAAATAAGGATAAATATGGCAGGATTTCCGCAACGAAAAGTTTTTTGTCAAAGTCTAACAAGAAGAACTAGAAGACCCTGCCAGGCAAAAGGTTTTCCACTTGCCAATGGTATGTTTTTCTGTAGATTTCATGGCTACAATAATATATTAGGATTTAACAAAAAGAACTACACAGATGACACAAGAATTAACCAACTCCAAGCACTCTATCAATTCAGAAACAAATCAAGATCAGAAGTCAGCAAATACTATTTTGAAAAAGTCAAGTCAAGAATTGGAACTACTGAAAAATCAAGATACTATCATAAGCAATCTTATAGAAGGAAAAACCCTTACAGAAATAATAAAGGACAAGAAGCTAAACCCTTCACAGATCAGCTTGATGAAATTATACTCCATCTTAAAGAAAAACAACGAATTGAATGAAAGGATTATTGAAGCAAGAAAGATTGGTATTCAAACTCTAATTGATAAATTGCTGCAGATATTTCAATATCAGGAGGTAGAAAACCCTAATCAAATATTGTGGATTCGAGAAAAGACAAAATTCATTACTTATCTTGCCGGACATCTAACTGATCTTTATTCGGATAATAAGCCGACAAAAATTCAAACAGATCAGAAAATTCAAGTGTCCTGGTCAGATACTCCTGATCTGCTGGACCTAGACGCTGCAGAAATTGCTGATATAGAACACCCCTCGCCAAAATAAAATGGCATAAGGTTTTTAATTTTAACTCATTCACGACATTCTTTATTAAATTTATCATTTTTTGATTTTTGTAAACCATCAAAAAAGATATATCCTTCTTTTATTAATTCTATAGAAACTAATAATTCTTTAATATTTTTAGCATCTTCAATACAATCTCTAAT